GAGCTATATTTAGTGGTTGGTTACCGGTGTCAATCCCTTGCTTATTTAGTTGTTCAATAACGTATGAACGGGACTCTGGACTTAGGCCAGCAGCACCTAAAGTCCTATCAACCCATGCTAAGTCAATAATATGGTGAGCTTCTGCACCAAAAACTTGAAATGCTGCACTATAGGCATCTTTAAAAGCTTGAGAATTTTTAATTTGTAAGTTTTTAGTTTCAAGATTGATGCCATAGTTTGAAAGAGTTTGTTCAAGTTCATTAAACAGTCTTCTAACTGATGTCATTATCCAATGTGTGATAAAATTACTTGTTCACGAAGTCTATTGACTCCAAATTTACGTCTCATCCAAGTCTGCCAATTTTCTGATCCTTTTTTCTGATTACAATGGGTGCAAGCTGGTACGATGTTGCTTGCAATCGTTTGGCCTCCAAGAGAACGAGGCTTAACGTGATCAAGAGTAAGTTCATGTAATTCATAAGATTTTCCACAATAAACGCATGTACAATCGAAGAGTTCCTTTACGGCTTTACGCCACAGACGGGTTGCTTCAGAGCTAGTCATGGTTAACAAGTTGTGTAAATAGTGATCAGGGGTTGGCAGAAGTGGGGTCATTGACGTTTTGCTCCACCTCTAGCACGATTAATTTTAAGACTTTCTTTGACAAATTTTCCATTCTTTTTGCTCATGTCAGGACCACCTTTACCCATTAATCCGGCTTTTCGCCGTGCCTTGGCATGTTCCCGTTTGTAAGCATTAGAGTGTGCATATTTGCCACCGGGTGAATTGTCTCGTACGTGCTTAAGTCTAGATGCTTCGTTTTTAGCGTAGTGTTGCGCTGTTTTACCTTTTGCCATAGAGTCTACTCTTTACAAGTTCAGGATCCACTTGAGGGATTACGCTAGCTAACTTATCAAGTGGGTTACCTTCATAAGCAATACCACTAATGTCATTAGCTTTTAGCCAATCACAAGCTGCTTTCAAATCTTGAGTAGTAGCTTCACCAGATTTAATCCGACTTAAAAACTCACTAGTAACAAGATTGTGCAACTCATTAAATTGGTCTTCAGTTGCTTTCTTTTTCATTTAAGGCTACAATCGGTACAATATCATGGCACAAGACTTCAACTCTTGAGCCAGGACGGAATGTAAACCCCGCTTTCATAATTTCTGTGCATTTAAGTGCTCTGACTAGTTCATAGTCAAGACGCATCTTTTGTTCGTGTCGTTTTGCTATTTGTTTACACGTTTCTACCATGCCACCATCAAGGGGTACACTAAAATTAAGTTGCATACCCCAATTATAATTGACAACATAACCTTCGTCTCTATACGGCTTGGTGTCATTACCCATGACAAAAGGTGAAACGGTCATAGTTGATCCGTTACAAGAATTGTTACCAGCAAAGTATTGACGTGAAGGTGCACCAGTATTTTGAAACTGAACTGCTTGATTGGTTACGTTGCCAGTGGCTGCTGCTACTGGATTAGATGTGTTCTGAACTTTTGGTTCTTCCGCACGTAACGGTGTTACTGCGAGAACACAGAAAGCGAGGTAGTAGTAGAACTGGTAGAGATATTGCGTGTAACGTCGATTTCCTCCACTACACCTGCTGCGCGAGTCACTAGCTCTAGTTGAAACTGCTCTCCGGCATTCGTTACTGAATAGGTGGTTGCGGGATCCGCGATGTTCCCCGAAGGGGTTACATTTGTTCCAGACCATGAGGAATAATCTCCTCCATATACTTTTGTACTTACGGTTTCAGTGATAGTTTGTGTAGTCGTTGTCGTTGACTGCATACTGCCTTGTGTAAATTGAGGAGTAACAGTCTGCGCTTTAGCTACAGAAGGTGCTAACAACAATAGAGCAATAATCCATTTCATTACTTAATCTCCTTTTTGTCTTTGTCAACACGAGAAATACCATACGATGCAAGCGTACCGCTAAGCAATGACGCTACAAACGTAGGATCCATTTTTTGCAGCATCCCCATATAAGATGCTGTAAGTACTCCTGCACTCCATACCAGTACCAAGGCTTTAACTATTTCACTAAAAAAATTGTGAAACATGTTTTTTGTGTTTTCAATCATTCTTTTTTACGAGTCAGTAGTTTCTTGACAATTGGTTTCAAGACTTGCACTGTCCGTTTGAATACCGCAGTTGCTGTAAGCGTGGCTACAACGGAAACAGTTGCAGTCGTACCTGCAGTAACAAGTATTTCATTACTTGGTAAGGGTACCTCTAATTCAGTACCAGGCACGTCAAAGTAACGTATGTCCGGTATTTTGGGTAGAGTGGGTGAAGGTAGTTTAGGTGATTCCCCTTTGGGTGGCTCTTCTTTGGCATCTGCCTGTATCCCTGGCGGTGGTCTAAGGTCACTAGGAGGCACCACAAGCGGCTTGTAGGAGGGTAGATTAGCTCGTGGTACCTCCAGTACTGGACGGGGTAATACAGGCGCCTCTGGGAGCCGTATAGAGGGGAATGCGGGTGGTTCCCCTAGATTAGGCATCAGAGTTTAGGAGCGGGGAACAAACCGTTACGAATAAACTCAACGGCTTTGTCGTCAATTTCGTTGTCAGTAGTTTCTGCCAACTTGGTGAGCAGATCGACAATCAAAAGTTTTACCTTTTCAGATTGTACAAACGAGAAAAGGATGGGTCGAATAAGGGTGATCATGGTTGGGTAGGCCAGGTAATGTTAAAAGGGAATCCTGATTGGGATGGAAGGTCGCGCAGTGCTTGTCGGTATGTAGCCCAAGCAGCGGAGTCCACAGGAGCATCTGAAAGCTGTGACCAGTCGGATTTAACCAAACGACGGTCACGTTCAGCACGAATGTTATTGCTAGCTTGTTGCTCAGGTAATTCCTGTAAACTCCACGTTTGTGTCCATACACCATCAATGAGATCTACGCCTTGCCTAACACGGTGCGTTTTACTATCACACTCAGGAGATGCTGTAGGCGTAACTGGATATACGTCAAAAGCAGCTAGTTCATTCTCAGTTATGGGTTTTGGAAAAGAAGTACTAGGATTTTCTTTTTTAAGATCCCCTATATTATAGGGAAATCTAGCAACATTGTTATTAACAATTTTTACAAACATGGTATAGTTGCAATAAAAGGGTTAAAGGTCAAAAGAAAGAAGGATACCGCTATAGTAATCAATAATGTACATTTTAGTACCGTTAGATTTAAAAAACAATTCCGTTACAAAATGACTGTATTTAACTACAGAAAAGTTTTGGTTATAACTAGCAGTAGATATATCCCAAGCTGTAGTTAAATTGTATTCATTTACAAAACCGCTATTACCGCAAACATACATTTTAGTACCGTCAGGTTTAAAAAATACTCCGTGTGGATATATATCTTGTGATGCTACAGAAAAGCTTTGGTCATAGCTAGCGGTAGATACGTCCCAAGCTGTAGATAAACTGTATTCATATACGTTATCTCCAGTTGCTCCGGCGATAAACATTTTAGTACCATCACCTTTAAAGGATAGACCTCTTACATTTGTGTCTTGTGTAACTACGGAAAAAACTTGGCTATAACTGGCAGTAGATATATCCCAAGCTGTAGTTAAATTGTATTCATTTACACCGTCTGTAAGTAGACCAGTGACATACATTTTAGTGCCGTCAGGTTTAAAAAACAATCCCGTTGGAATACTTTCTTGTGATGCTACAGAAAAGCTTTGGTTATAACTAGCAGTAGAAACATCCCAAGCTGTAGATAAATTATATTCATACACGGAATCGTTAGCAGAACCAGCGAAATACATTTTAGTACCGTCAGGTTTAAAAAATATTGCTTGTGGCTGCGTGTCCTGTGCTTTTATTCTAAAATAGTCTGTACTTGGGACAATGTAAGACGCTGTTGATATATCCCAAGCAGTAGATAAACTATATTGAAATACAAAGCGTGTTTCAACACCAACGACATACATTTTAGTACCGTCAGGTTTAAAAAATACTCCGTGTGGATATATATCTTGTGATGCTACAGAAAAGTTTTGACTGTAACTAGCAGTGGAGACATCCCAAGCTGTAGTTAAATTGTATTCGTTTATATCGTCTCCAGTTGCTCCGATGATAAACATTTTAGTACCGTCACTTTTAAAAGATAATCCTGTTGAATTTGCTTCTTGTGATGATACAGAAAAGTTTTGGTTATAACTAGCAGTAGATATATCCCAAGCTGTAGTTAAATTATATTCAAACACAGCATCCGAAGTTGAACCGAGAACGTACATTTTGGTACCGTCACTTTTAAAAAATACCGCTTGTGGAGCTGTTTCTTGTAATGCTACAGAAAAGCTTTGGTTATAACTAGCAGTGGAGACATCCCAAGCTGTAGATAAATTATATTCAAACACAGTATCCCAAGATGAACCGATAATGTACATTTTAGTACCGTCAGATTTAAAAAATACATCTCTTGGACTTCCTTCTTGTGATACTACAGAAAAGCTTTGGTTATAACTAGCAGTGGAGACATCCCAAGCTGTAGTTAAATTGTATTCGTTTATAGCGTCTCCAGATGATCCGGCAACGTACATTTTAGTACCATCAGCTTTGAAAAATAAGCCAAATGTACTTGAATCTTGTGGATTTACATTAAAATAGCCTACTGGTGTGCCATTATATGTGGCATTTGATAAATCCCAGCCGCTTAATGTTTCCTTTGGCGCAGCTGCACCCATTAATACTTTATCAAACATAATCAGTTCGTGTAATCTACAAGTGCTGCGCCACGCCAGCGCGTTCCACCGTCATCAGTCACAAAGACAAAAAGGTGTGTCTTACCAGCGGTAAGTGTGGGAGCAGTACCTGCAGGCCATTCAAGACCTGTCCACCAAGTTACAGTACCACTGGTATGTGTAAGTTCTAGTGTGAATGAATATGCCGTGTTGGTGGCAGGCACATTGCTTACGGTAAACGTAGAGTTAGCGTTGATTGTTTTGGTAAAATAGTTACCAGCACTACAATCAATGTTAAGAGCAGAAACCACTTGAACTTCTTGGGTTACATTACCGTCAAAGTCAACGGTACCAGTAAAGGTACCGCCGGTTGCAGGGACGCCAGAATTGTTATCAACGTAAGCTTTAACTGACTGCTGGGTTGGTACTTTCGTACTGGAGTTAGAAGACATGTTATCTTCATCTACTACAAAGCTCATATTTGCAGTACTAGTGTCACTCTCCATAACTGCACCAGCTGCAGCTACATTAGTTGCATCAGTTACATCAGCACTGGTTTCAATGCCATCTAGCTTTGTTTTATCACCAGATGACATCAACCCATCAGCACTTGTGGTTGCATTGCTGTAGGTAGTGTCATTATCAGCAGCCCAAACAGCCGCGCCGTTGTCCCATTTCAAGAACTCACCATTAGATGGTGTGTCAGTAGTTTGAACAACGTCAGAGCTGTCTGGAATGTTTGATGCTTTCCACTTCTCGCCGTCCCACGTATAAGTAGCACCATTAGCAAGAGAGTATGTTTGTCCGCTTGTCGGACTAGAGGGAAAATTAAGTGTCATAATTAAGTCTTGATAATAGCGATCATTGCGATGTTACGGGGACGGGTTTCGTCAGGTGTACCAGCAGTTACAGGGTACGAGCCAGTAGTTGAAGGAGTATATACACTACCGCTAGTACTTCCAGGCGATTGAGCAGTACTTTGAAAGCCAGCCACTGTATAACTATGGCTATGTTGTTTAACGTTATCGCTTTGAGCCGTACCCAAAACACGTCCACTATCTATACCACGATTACTGTCTAAACCACGGATAAACTCACCGCGTAGATCAGGTACAGTAAAGTAATCAGTTTCTGGATATGTAGCTAGGGGGAAGTTGGTAATATCACGATGTGCAGCAAACGTGTTACCAATAGTTAATTTTAGAGCATTATAAGCAGCATCTGTCCGAGACAACGCTTGACCTTTACACTCAAGCCAACCAGTAGGTAGAGTAGTGTTTGTCCACCACATAATTGCACCAGTTGGTACAGCAGAGACACTAATAGTGCACTCGTTTGCAGTGCTATTATCTAAAGAAACACCAGTACCAGCCTTAAGTTTTACGTCATTGTCGGTGCTGCCATCAGACAAACGAATACGGAAATCACCGCTGTCATCAGCTCCAGCAAGGCTGTAAGTTGTATTAGTACCCCAACCAAGGTTACCGGCACCATCAGTCTTCAAGTATTGACCAGCAGTACCATCAGTTGCAGGGAAAACAACTGAAAATCCAGGTAGCACAAGTGAAAGGTCTGCACTAAGTGTAGGTGGTTTAATTGTTACACCGTAGTTACCATTTGTATACGTTGTACCCGTGGCGTTGGCAAAACTTACGACACCTGTACCATTTGGGTTAAGGGTAATATTACCGTCGCTAGTACTAACAATTGAGTTACCGTTGACATCAAGACTACCACCAAGTGAAGGTGACGTATCAGCAGATACTGCCGTCAAATAGGTAGCGCTAAGATCTGGGATGTCAGATGAAGCCCAAGTACCAGTGCTACTAATTTTAGACTTTGAAAGTGTTGGGATTGTGGCTGCATAAAAGACACTATTATTAGAATCCCAGATAGAAGTAGGTGTACCACCAACGTCATATTTAACAGTACTAGGATCAATGTCAGGAATTACAGCTGCAATAAACTCTTGATTGGTTGCATTCCAAGCATCTGTTTCAGTACCATTAAATGTGTATTGAATTTTACTAGCATTAAAAGATGGGATACGTGCTACATCAAAAGTACCGCTAGACACGGCAGCAGCATCAAGTGATCCAATGTTAACATCAGTAGCTGCAGTAATCCGACCTTGTTGGTCAACAGTAAACTGAGGAACAGCGCTAGAAGTACCGTATTGAGCAGCTGTTACAGCGGTGTCATCAAGACTAACTTGATAACTACCAGAAGTAACTACTGCACTACCATTGTCAACACTTAGTCCAGTACCACCAGTAACTTGAATGCTAGTTACCGTACCGTTACCAGTACCACGTTGTTGTGGAGCGAATTGGATCCATTGTGCGTCAGATCCAACAGCTTGGCTAGTACTTGAATCAATCGCAAGGCTTTCATCATAGTAAAGGTAAGATTCACCTGTAGCAAAATCAAAATACAAGTCACCATGAGCAACACCAGATGTTGGGATTGTATCACTAATGTGAACTTGAGCATTTACACGAGTTGGCGCTTCAATCAAAATTTGCTCAGAACCACTCGAACCACTTACAGTAATATCAATGCCTGTACCAGCTGCAAATTTAACAGTGTCATTACCTGCAGTCCTTTCAAGAACAAGATTTGCATGGGAACCATCTTGAGCTGCAGACAGTCCTACACTTGAAGTAACATCAGCCCAAGTACCATCACCTTTGAGGTACTTACTATCATTACCAGCAGTACCGTCATTAACGACAATACCTTTTTGACTAGAACCAGCAAATGTAGCAATATCTACTTCAGGTGTTTTAGTAGCTGTAACTGACACAGCAGAACCAGATGCTGCAGTTACTGAAGTAACAGGTTCGGTACCAGCAGAGATAGCGGTTACACGTCCCTGTGTATCGACAGTAACAGAAGTAGGATAAGCAGACGTACCAGCCGTTACTTTGTCAGGCATAGCGGTATCTTTAATGTCACCACTGCTGTCAAAGTAAGTAGAGCTGCTATTGACTGCAGAACCATTCACAGTCAAATTAGTTGCATCTAAAGTACCAGATACACTTGCATTTCCAGTTATAGTTACACTAGCTCCATCAGTACTTACATTAAATACTTCACCAACTTTAAAGTTACCGTTACTATCGCTGCTTGAAATGTAAACCTTACCAGCACCTTCGTTTTTGACTTGGTTAGCTTCAACAGGAGAACCACCACTATCAGGGTGTGCGCGATAATCAGTACCGCTACCAACAAATTCAAACACGTGACCACCAGTAGTGATCAATGATCGGAGATAAAAGTAAACAGTTTGATCGTTAGTAACACTTACGTTGTTATACAACTCAATGTTATAAACACCAGCACTAGGTTCAGTTACATTTTTAATTGGGTAGTAATCAGAAGCACTAGATGGGTTGTTAATAAGCGAGACAACCATGTGGTTAACAGGCTTAGGAGTGTTGTTATTACGCTCAGTCCAAGCAGTAGTAGCATCAATTTGAATTACATTGTTGGTGCTAGTTGCAGAAACAGTTCCTTCAAAAATAGAGTCAACGCTCTGACCATCAGCAACAAGACCAAACCGACCAAAGTCAGTTGTACAGTTGCTCATGTTAATCATACCACCACTTTCTGCTTTTGCGTGGTAGTGACAAAAATGGCCAAAGGTACTTACAAGTTGTGCGTAACCTTCGTTCCTTACCAGTACACCAGGACCATCAAGGCAGATCAAAGTGTAAGCGTCAGTCAAGAAAGACCGTAGTGGGGAGTCAGGGTGAGGTACACTACCGTCAACAAGTAGAGCGCCACCAGTAGGTGCAGACGTTTGGTCACCACCAAATGCAGGTTGGTTGACCGTAGAGTGTGGTTGATAGTTTGTGTTATCAATTGCAGAGTCAGCAAATGCTGTACAGTTTTGAATGTACGGACTCTTTTGGAATTTAACAGCGTTACCAGCTCCGTCATTATCTGCAAATGCAAAGAACCAACCTTGTTGTGCGGCTTCACTGTCGGTATGTAGGTCACCGCGAGCACCACTTGCCTTCATACCAGCAAGTGACATGTTGGCAACAAATGAACCAGAACCAAGCTGGAACATGGTTTCGTATTCAGAGGTGCCACTGGTAGCGTTACCGTGAGCACCAGCTTCCATTACCTTGTTGGTAATTGAATCTGCAGCACCGGCAGTAGTTACGTTCCACTTCTTAGTAGGGTGTGGGTGTACGAACACACTACGCATCGACAAACCAATAATCGATACGTTCTTCTTACGGCCAAGGTCAATAGGCAGATATTCAGTGTAAACACCAGGCTGGACAAAGATCATGTCTCCATCTTCAGCTTTGTTCACTGCACCTTGAATGGTTTTCATCGGTACAATGACTCGGTGACCGTCGTTGGTGTCATCACCGTTACCAGCATCAACCCAGATCAGACTATTTTGGTTGATCCAAGTGCCGCCACCTGCAACACCTACCCACTCGTTACCATTCCAAACTGCAAGGTATTTAGTTAATTGTTCGCCTTCTGAATTAAGAGTATCACTTGAGCCAGACTCACTTAGCCAAACAGTACCAGGTAGGTAATCAGTTCCAGAAGGAGCGTTGTTTTGTACAATACCATCGTGACGTTTAGCAATGGCTTTTAGAGTAGCCACTTGGTCATCAGTTACAGTCCAATCTGTACCAGTTACAGTAGGTACGTTATTGGCATAACCATAAACAGTTTCTGTTGAAGTATTAATGTCTTCAGGTTTAATCCGATCAAGATCAACAGAACCTTGACTAATGCCAATTGTGATGTTACCTGCAGCAGGTGTGTTGTCGGCAACATTAATGCCATCAGCACCATGAACTTTATCGTTTAGTGCTGATGTAAGTTGATCAGTTAAATACTCAGTGATAGCACCAGTAGTTGCAACTGTTTGGTTGTCATTTGGCCAACTTGCTGGATTAGCGCCATCATATTCACTAGTATCGACTGTTTCAGCCTTTACGTCAAAGAAAAATTTACGCACCCAACCATGAGAAGCAGCGTCATCTGCATCAGCTGCATTCTCGTCTTCAGAGTTAGTGTAAACATCTTTTAGGTTGGTAATCCTGTTACCACCCATATTAATGTCTGCAGCCGCATTGTTCTTACCAAAACGACTTAGTGCAGCATTCTCCACTTCTTGTGCCAGGTACCGGACCTGAGTGTTGTTGTCATTCAGGTCATCGGCACGGATAGCAGACCCAGCAAAGAACTGAGCCTTAGGATCATCAACGCTAGTTTGACGATAAATACGAATAGCTACATTACTGGCAGGTGCAGTATTAAAAGAAATAGTTGTAGCGTTGGCAAAGGAGTATTCAGTTGTAGCTTGGTCAACGTTATTTAGCGCTACTTTAACGTCAGCCTCTTCAAAGTATTCAAATGTAAAAGAGAAATTGGTTTGTGAACCATCCCCTGTATATGTATTTTGTACAGTTGCCATTGCTTAATTAGTTAGCGGTTTTGTAGTGGAAAGGATGGAGCTTGACCACGACGTTGGTCAATAATGTTAAATTCTTGTTGAATAGTTTTTGTTTTGATTTCATCGTAATTACTAAGACTTGCTTCAGCAGCAGCTTTAGCAAACCGTAGTTCACGATCTAGTTCATAGTACAAATTAGCATAAACTTGTTCGTCAATCTGATGTCCTTCATTACGAAGTGCTTTAATTTGTGCACGCCATTCTTTGGCTTCATTGCTCTTCATGACGCGCTTGATTGCTTCACGGAATTTACCTTGCTTACCCATCAAGCTAAACAATTCAGATCGTTCTGCAGGTGTATATTCAACACCTTTACTGCTTTTGTTAAACGTAGGACGTGCATCATATTCAATATCAATAAGGAACTGACGTTCTTCAGATAGACCATCAGCAACTTTCATTGGCATGTATGCATTCCAAAAACGATTAAAGAAGTTTTCAGTATAGCCTACAGGCTTACCGTCAATCCAGTCATAAGCAGTTGGAAGTGCACTGTTGGGGTTGAATGTATCGAGGAATCTGTTACGGTTTTTAAATAGTTGGAACAGTTCTTGATTTAGTTCACGTAGTTCAGGTTGCATTAAACGACCAAGTTCATTACGGAATCCAGACAATGGAATCAAAGAGCTACCAAACGAAGCTCCCCAACGTGCAGCTGCAGCCGGGTTACCAGACAACACATCATTCATAGGCTCAAGACCAGCAAGGAATGATTTGTTTGTAAGGTTAGCACCAAGGACAAAGCCAGCTTTATTCATCAAAGATGTCCAGCTAGGTTCATCAATAGTGTCACTGTTATCCATAATGTCAGCAGTCACAGAAATGAAATCAGCCATAGGTCCAAGGAAGTCATAGCTGTACCATTTACCATCCCAACCTTTATAGCTGCGAGGTTTCCAACCAAGTTGTTTACGGTTCTTTTGACGTTCCTTGTCGTAGTGTCCATTACCAGTCAAACGGTCTTGGGTAAACATAAATGCTGCACCCATTACCGAAGCAGTGCCAATTGCCTTACGACCACGAATTTCTGCACGAAGAGTTTTAAAAGTCTGTTCTGCAAACTGATCAACAGGTAAACCACGTGATTCAAGGATTTCAATAATCTCTTCACGAGTAAATTGTGCACCAGGTAAAGCCAATCTGTTGTAATCTTTTATAAAGGCAGAGACAGGACTAAACTTGTTTACCATGCCAACCATGTTGTCCGCAGTACGTGGGAACATCAAGAATGGTTTAAGGAAAGGAGCACGGCTAATCAAACCACTAAGGGATCGTACGTTGTCAGTATCCAAGTTAAGTGCAATTTCACGACTAGCAAAGTCAACAGCTTTGTCAGTAATCATACCTGACTTGTCGAACATGCTGTCATAAACTTCATTTTCAGCTTTAATGATGTCTGCTTTACTAAGCTGTGGACCGTAGCTATGTCGGATCATGCGATCATATACACGTCCCCTTGCTTCAATGTTAGCGAGAGCAGCACGTGTAAAACCATCAAGAGCTGTCATAGCATTACCCCCAAACCTCAACCAAGGATGGTTAGCAATGTCTTGCATGGTCTCTGCCATGTTGTACAGAACCATAGGACCATCTTCACCTTCTTTTTGAGCAGACAAAGCAAATGAATGTAGAACGTCCATCGTTGCTTCGTTTTTAGCTACAAGATCATCACGCATGATGTAACTAACAGAAGTCGGATCAATAGCAGCCTTACTATACACAAATGACATATGTTTCATAGCTTTACTGAAAGTATCAGTGATAGCCATGTATTGATAAGAAGCACGTTTAATGGTTTTCATGTCACCAGCCATAGCTGCACCAGCAAACACACTAATAGGTTTCTGTACCATTAGGATAGCGTTACCAGCAAAAGCTTTGATTGGGGTAGAGAAAGCTGACAACACAGAATTGTAGATGTTACTCCAAACTCCTTGTACAATCTGATTAGGAATCTCAGGTTGTAAATCAATAAATGCCTTTTCAATGTTAGGTAGACTTTGATTGACAAAGTTATGCAACTTAGACAACGTATCAATGTTACCATCACTAAATTCCCAAGCCATCTGCAAAGGCACCAAGAAGTTACGACGTTCTTGTGCCATGTAGCGCAAAGAATTTACAGAGTTCTTTGCACGATTGACAATGTTCTTTAATGCTTCTTCTGATTTTTCGTTTGCATTTTGACCAGCCTTAAGGAGAACCTCAGGGTTGTTGCTAAATCTTTTCCAAGTGTTAAGGAAGTTAAGCGAAGCACCCCAGTTGTAAGCAGCAAAACCTTTTTCAACCATCAAGTATTCAAGACGATCAAGGATCATTTCTTGTGCACGTCCAACTGCTTCTGTATCTTCCGCATAACGAGCACCTTCAGCAATATCAGAGATTTGACCAGCTTCAGAAGTCACAAGATAAGCAGCAGCTTTCTGAACATTCATATCAACGTAATCATCAAGATATTGCTTGATGGTTTTCATTACAGCATTGTAACCACTTTGAGTCAAGACACGCTTGTTTAGGTCTTGTACACCATCTTTGAATTGATCAAGTGTAGCTTTAAGCATTCCTGTATCCATCCTAGGATCAATCAGGATTTCAGCAAGCTTAGTACCAGCAGCATCAATCTCTTCAAACGACAATGATTTACCGTTTGGTAGTTCAGCTGAATACTTACCACCCTTACGAATAGTGTCTTTGATTTGATTGACAATCATACGTTTAGTTAGATTGTCTGCATCAAGACCAAGCTTACGTGCTGCTTCAGTTACAATACTACCAAGTCTACCATGTACAGTACCGATGTTATTTTGTACACGCACTGCATCTACGCTAGCACCGATGACACCACCAGGATCTAACGAACGAGCACCCGACTCTGCATCAGTAAATACATCGTGCACTCCAAGCAACGGTTTATCAAGATCGGTTGTTTTAGACAATTGATAAGCACCAATTTCATCTAGTGCATCCTCCTGGGATTGGATTGATTTAGAGAAAACATCTTCTGGTACTTCACCTTTAGCAGCAGCTTCGTTTAGTTCATCAAACAAAGCTTGTGCCGAATCAGGACCAGCAATATACTTAGTTGTTGCTTTGGTACCAATGACACCTTTTAAAAGCTTACCAGAGGCCTCTAGGAGGCTGCTGAACATGCCTAGACCAACACCTTCGTTAATACTCTTAGCACGCTTAACATCAGGGTCATCCCCGTCCATTGTAGCCCAATCCTTGCTGATCCAGCTAAACGTTTTAGGGAACATCTTTTTAAGTGTACCTTGGACGTTATCACCTTCTGCAGTTCGGGTGTTGGTATAATCGACAAGCACACCTGTGCCAATGTCCATACCAGCTTCACCAATAAGTTTTACTAATCGGTTCTGACCAATACTCCAACCAACCTTCCCTTGAAGACCAGCTCCCAAAGCCTTACCACCTCTGGCAAGGAACAAGTTGGGTACAACAAATGAAGCAATCTCCCTTGAAACTTCAGCATATTCTGATTCAAACTTACGATACTTAGGGATCTTAACACCAGGAATCATGTTAAGAGTATCAGCAACATAATCCAGAGTACCAGCAGCAGTAGATTGCACTTGCTCAACCAAAGGTTGGGTTACTTCTTGTGCCTTTTCTGCTACCCCTTTAACAGCGTCAACAGCTCTACTAAGGCCATCCATACCAGAATACCCCCTAGGATCTTCTGTCTTAGGTTCTTCCTTTTTCGGAGGTTGCGTAACTGTAGTTGGTTCTTTCTGTTGTTCAGCTTGTTCTGCCTCCTGTAAAGCTTTATCTCTAGTCAATTGCTCAGTATCAGCCATCTGCTGTTGACGCATTTCATCTAGAACTGCATCATCTGGACCTTTTAGTTGGTCATCATATTCTTCAAATAATTCATCCATTGTCAATAAACCTCAAATACTCAGTAGGTATAGGACCAGTCCAAGCTCCCTTTCCTATTTGTCCAGCATAATGGAAGAAGTTACCAGCATCATCTACAATTACGTCACCTAACCCCATGTTATGGCGTAGCGTAGTACCTTTGAAATCAGTCCTACCTTTTAGTCGGTGCAGCATACCTACAATCAAACGCTGTCCTTCAGGACTTGCTAATTTAGCAGCCAGCTTTGGATCATCATAAGCGATATTTTTTTCCACCGCTTCATATTGTTTGGCTTGGAAAATAACATCTTTTACAGTGTTAGGGAATGCAGGGTGAGCTACGCGATTAAGCACGGATGCTGCGACAGCATATTCATCTGCAGTACCACGTGCTGCCTCAGCAGAGACAACGTAAGCTAAGTACTTGTAATCTTCCTCTGTAAGACCCTTCAAACCACCACTAGCTGGTACATATTGAGCCATACCTGAACGGATAGACCAACGATCATTATGCAACCTTTGTGCCATCATCTGGTTACCAGCACCAGACATAATAGTATTGAGTTGCCTTTGAATGTCAGGAGTTACTTGATTAGATTTCTTCAAAAGTTCGGCATAAGTCTCCAATGGATCTTCACCAATTGCCTTAAGCTGTTCATTTAGAACTTGCATAGGATTAGCGTGTAGCATCTTGGCTACAAGTTGTACACGTTCAGAGATCTCTCCTTGTGCTTGGAACCTATTACGCATTGCAACGATCTCTTCACGGCTACCAATAATCTCTGGTGAAGTCAGTGCTCGTTGTCCGAGTGTACTATAAAGATTACGGATAGTGTTTAGTTTATCTTTAGTGGCACGTACTGAACCAAAGGCTCCTGCACCTGCTTGTCCAAAGTATTGAGAAAAGCCACCACCTTGTACATCATAGTAGTACTCGCTCTTTTGATTTTTAATGCCTTCAGTAAATTCCTTGTTAATTTCAAGTAGTACTTTATCAGCAGCCGCACGTCGATCCATACCACCTTCAATTAGTTCATTGACACGTGACATGTATTTACGTTGTAGGTCCGTAACAATAACATTACCACCAAGAACATCGACACCTTTAGCAGTTACATACGGATTCCTTTTAACTAGAGTTTCAATGTCTTTCAAATGATCCCCATGGAAACCTTCACGCATCTTTTGCTGTCTTGCTGCAGATTGCTCAAAGTCTCTTTGAAGGATAGGATGCTCTTTTTCAAGAATCTCAGGTGTAAGTGCATGACGCTGTTCAAGAAGCTTAAGACGTTTACGACGTTCGTCCAGCTCAGCACCACCCATACTAGCATTTTGCCACAGGTTTTGCAAAGCTTCAGGTGCACTCCAAGCAATACCAGCTTGAGCATACAACTCTTGTCCACGTCTAATCAAATCGGCAACATCACCTTCTGTGTAATCACCTTTAGATTGAAGGTACTCAATACCTTTTCTGATTGCATCTTCAGCAACAATCTTTTTATCGTACAGTTCGTTTTCACGCTCAGTCTTTTGAGCATTGTAGATTGCTTTTTTAAAGTCATCAATACGATCTCGTTGTAGCGTAGAAAACTTACGACCATTCAATTCAATGTTTTCGTATTGCGTTAAGATTGCATCAGCAGCTTCAGGGTTAGATTTGTACAAAGCAGTCAGTTCTTCAAAGAACTTATTGTGTGCACCAGGATAACCAATAGTCTTACCATTTTGATCAGGTGTGATCGCTACTGAATTGAGGTACTGACTAGCAGCAAATTGATTGGTTTTGTAGGTATCTTCTAGAACACCAAAAGCAGATTCCCTGTCAATATAACCACGATTAATGGCATACCCCTTTTCAGCAGCTTTGTTTAATTTAAGACTTGCTTCATCAATGGTAGGGAAAGCATGTTCAGCAAGTAAGCCAGGATTGATCAACGACAAGCCTGTATCTGCCATGTAGTCCTGACGGATACGTGACATAACAATTTGCTGTTCTTGCCGTGTCTTTAGTTGGCTGTTAATTGCTACTTGTTTTTGATTACCATTTTGATCGACATAATTGACAACAGTGTTATCTGTTTTAAGACGATCTTCAGCAATTGATTCAAAGTTAGCTGCAGCTTCTTTAGCAGTTAAGATAGCATATTGATATTGATCCCAACCAGAGCGACGCTCCAACTCTTTACTGACTTCATAAGGAGCACCTGCTTTGGTAGAATCTACTGCAGCAAGTTGGAATTGGGTATGTAGCGCACTAGCACCTTGCTCTTGCTCAACGTAACCAGCACGTGCTTGTTCACGTTGTTCTTTGTTTTGATAGAACTCTTCGGTTGTTTTTGCAATACGACCTTTGATGTATTCTTTGGCAAACATCTGACCAGCTTTCCAAAGAGTATCGGAAAACTGTGACAACTTTTGTACGTTTTCGTTTTGGATTAATTGGTCGTACTTTTGGATATTTTGTTTTGTTTCAATATTTTGCAACTCAGCTTTCTGTACATTAGACAGTTCATTGAGTTGATTTTGTTGACGCTCCCTTAGAAGCGGATCCACATTAGGAGCTTTTACCGGGTTAAAGCCTTGGCTTAGTTGCGAAGCTCTAAATTGTGATTCCAGATTTAATTCGTTCATTAGATAAGTGATCCAAGATCCATATTAAGTTGAAACCCAGAAGAACCAATGTTTCCCATTGATCCCATATTGGTAGGTGTACTGATACCACCACTAAGTGGATTAGTAGGAGGACTAAACTGTTTAAATGCTTGGTAAGCACTAAGACCAGCTTGTCCAATCTTTAACCATTCACCAGCAGAACTTTGACTGACCATAGGCATATTCATAGCAGGAGGTAATGATTGCTCCATATACGGAGGCATAGCCACATTAGACCAAGCCTGTAGATCTGCACCATACCATTGACGTGCAGTACTAGCAAGATCATCAATAACCTTCATGTCAATACCACGCTCTGTCATAGCTAGTTCAGCCATGTTCTGGTAAAATCTACCACTAACATTCTTTAAGTTAGCAAGTTCAAAACTACGTCCTCGTCCTTCACCTGCTGCAATGTTAGCACCAAGTGCAGCAAGATGCTGTTGACGACCACGTTGCCTAGCAAAGTCTAAGCTACGCTTCTGTTCAACAGCATTGCTTTGAATATTACTAAAAGCATGTTGTGCAGCATCAGCATTAAATGCTCGCTGCGCATCATACATTTGTAGATTAACTTTATATCGATCAGCCTTCAATTGATTACGAAGGCGGATCGTTTCATTCATCTGTGACCGTTGCAGTTGTGCTGCACGGTTTGCCATCCTACGGCGTTCGTTTTCTTGGTCTGCTGCAGTAGGACCAAACATACCAAAAGGGTTGGACCCTAGTAAGTTTAGTCCAAAAGAAGCAGCTCCCATAATAGTCCCAATTGGCATATTTAGATTCTCCTGTAGAAGCGTGAATTATACTTACCTTCCCAATCGAAACCAAGTAGGGATACAGGGAAAGGTGTCGTGCCTTTAATAGTGATGTTTAAGTTATCGTTACGTTGGTAGATAGGTACAACATGTGTTGCATTAGCTTGCATGTTGACTTCACCAATTTCATATTCATACGGCATAGTTACACTAGCAGTATGTGTGTAGTCATTAAGACCATCAATTTTAATTTGGTAATCCACCGGACCACTTAGTCCAGTTTGCACACGTAGTCTATGTAAGATTAGGTTAGATTCAAGATCATTGCGTACT